TCTTTTGCCGTTCTAACGTGATGCACAACTGTTGCGTGATTCATACCTAAAAAACTACCAACCTTTGCATAACGAAAACCCTTAACCTCGTAAAAAGCAATCAAACAAAATATTTTTTTAACATCAACAACATCTCTAATTCTACTTTTTGAAGTAGGATCAAACTTTAAATTTCTTATAATTAAATTCCTTAACAATTCTAAATTTTCAATCATATAATATTTTATAAAATTAAACTTCCGTCCTCAGAAAATTCATTCCAGTTATACCCTGAAACAATACCGGTTTGCTTATATATTTTCCAATCGCCAAACGCTCTTTTCCAACCTCTACGCCCTTGGTCAATCATTTCCTCACTTAATCCGTAAACCTCTACCGAAAAAGGATAGTTAGTTTCAACCGCTATAAATCTAAAATTTTCTGCCGGTATTCCTAACATATCAGAATAAAATGCGCATTGTAAATGATACCCATATTTGTAAATGTCTCTTTTAAACGCCATAGGTGCATTATCTTGGCACGTTTTAACATCACTAATAAAATTTTCAACTCTATTTAAACAGTCAGGTCTTACTCTAACTTTTAAACCTTCGTGTTCTAAATAATGCGACAATTCAATTTCGCCTTTGCAATATTTTTGTGCTAAATCGTGATTTCTAAAGTTGTTAAGAATCGCAGTTATTTTTTGGTGGTCGTCAAATGCAACTAAGGATTTTCCTTCCGCTTTTTCTTGTTCTGTTGCAAATTGCTCTTTTCCGGCCTTTGTACGTCTGTCAATCTTTGGCATTACGTGAAAGTCTTTATAGTACAATTCAGGCTCTAACATTGCGCAATGTACCGCAGTACCCAACGCCATTGCAGAGGATTCAAAAGGTTTTTGATTTAAAAAGTGATAAACCGATTTTTTAAATATTGCTTTTAAACCTGATGCGCTTATTCCGGGCGATGAATGGTAATCCTCGTTTGTGTCAAATAACGCTTTTACTTCTTTTTGTTTTGTCTTCATTTGTTTTTTTATTTAACGATTGATGTTATAAAAAGAATAATTATTGCCACTATTACTGATAGCAATAAATAAGTTGTTAATCCTATTCTAGTTTTTGATTTATTCATATTTCTATAATCTATTATCACAGATATAATCTGTTTGTTCTTTTAGAATTTGTTGTAATTTCTCGTTTTGTTTTCCTAATTTTTTGTTTTGTTTTTGCAGCGCCTCAACTTGCATTGTTAAAAATTTAATCAATTCTTTTTCCATAATTTAAGATTTTAAATGTTAATATTTGCCTAAATTAAAAAAATACTTTTAATTAAAAAAATAATTTATAAAAAAAAGCGATTCCAAGTTGAAACCGCTTATTGATTTTTGTTTGTCAATTACCTAAAATGGTAAATCATTTACTGGAGCTGCCGCTTGTGCTTTTTGCTCAGTTTGTGCCTCAGGTTTCCACGTATTAACAGAAACAGAAACATCCTTTCCGTATTGATCAGCCTCTTTTTTATCGCTGATATTTAACTTTACATATTTTTTACCTTCATATTCAAAAATATGTTCTGCCGGTAGATTTGATAAATTAATTGTTACGGCTCTAAAAGTTCCGTACTCTCCTTTTACTTGTTTACCGCCTCCGCAATAGATTGTCTCTTTACTCATTGTTTTACTATTTTAAATTAAACTTATTTATTATTTGTTGTCTGTAATCTTTTTTCATTTTAAACGTATTTAAAACCTTTTCCGCTTGGTCTTTTGTAGCTTTTAAAGTTGCGTTTAATTGCGATTCCGTTAGCCATTTTTTATTGTCTGACTTTTGATTTGTTACGGCGTTTTGAACTTCATTTGCAGATGCTATGGAGGTATCTATTCCGATTCCCAAATAACCCAACGCCCTACCTAAAGCGGAGGTAAATCCATTCTCTACAAAAGAGGTTTTATTTATGTAACTTGAATCTCTGTATTCTTGTGCGTGTGCCGATACAATAGGCTCTCCGTTAGAATCGTAAATTGTTACTTTGAAAATGCCTTCAGTATCATCAATACTGACAATATCCTCTTTAATTCCAAAGCCTTTAAATTCATCTTTATTTCTAAAATAAATTAAACGCTCATTAACTGTAATGTACTCTTTTCCTTTAATGTTTATTGTTTTCATAAAATTTAAAAATTTAAGGTTAATTCTATTCCGTTCAAATTAAATTCAGCGCCTTGTAATATTGACACCTCATTAATTGTAAAAGATTTCGGATTTTGTAAGCGTGATTTTAATGTTGGCATTGTGCAATTTAGCAACCTACAAACATCATAACGCTTTAAATTTAGCCGTTTCATTTCGGCTTTGAAGTTGTTTTCAAACATATTTTCTAGTTATTTTGTTACGCAAAAATAAAAAAAAACTTTCAAATAAAAAAATTATTTTTAAAAAAAACCGCCGAGTAACAAAGTTGTTAAACGACGGCTGACAAACAAAACAAAAGAAAAAAGTTTAATTTATTATATTGGTTGTTGGCGTATCATCATCATTGTTTGGCAAATGTGATACAACCTTAAACTCTGCATTTTTTACGTTATAAGTAAGGCCATCAATTATTGTAGTTTGTGGATCAAATTCATTAGCTGAAAAGTAATGCCATACTTTATTGTGAATAGACATCGGCTCTCTTTTTAAGTTTCTAAAAGTTCCGGTATATCTTGTAACAAAATTTCTGTAATCATTAGATATATTTTTTCCTAAAACAGTCATTAAATCAATACTATTTGGTTTAAAAGTAGCCGACGGATTTGCCTCTCTAGTTCTAAAATACCCAGCTTTTTGGTCAGGTATTCTATTGACTTTTTTAATATTAGTATTTACGCCTACATTAGTAAGTTTAGAAATAAAGGTTTGGTCTGATTGGTCTGCTGACGTTTTCTTTTGCAATATCTGCATATTATCATAATACGTTGTATCATAATCAGCATCAGAACATTGTGTATTGTAAATCGTGAATTTTATTGTTGCAGTTGTATCAGTTCCAACATTTAAATCCGTATCATTTAAAGCAATATTTAAATCAATCCATTTATTTGTGGTTGTTGTTGTAATTGTATTAACACCGCCATAGGTTGATGAAAACTTGCCATTTGCAGCATCCCAGAAATAACCGGTACTTCCTAAAACTGTATTTATTGAATAACTAAACGAGTTTGAAATATTTATTGTTTGTGAATTTAAAACACTTATGTAGTATTTTAATTTACAAGTAAAATCTGCATATTTTACCTCTTGTGGATTAAAAAAACCACTTTCAAAAGAAAACATTTGAGTAAATCCAGTAGTCGGAGCAATATCTGTTAATTTCATTGAACGCCTACCTTTAAAAGATATTTCATCAGTTGCTATTTCTGAATAGTATGGAATAGAAGTTATTTCAAAAGTTGCATTAACTCCAAAAGTATCATCAAAAGGAATGTTTATAATATCGCCAACTAAATAATTTTGTCCATTATTTACAATAGTAAAAGATTGAACACTTCCACCGCTAATAATTGCATCTACTATCATACCAGTACCGCTTCCGCTAGTTGTAGTGTAGTTTCTTCTGCCATCAGGGAAAAAACCACTACCAGGATTTGTAAATGTAAAACCTGGCGACGTTGCAGAATCCTCTATAACATCAAAGCCATATTTACCATATTCAAAACCTGAATTATAAAAGGCGTTTTTAGTCTTTAGATAACTCCCAATAATATGAATTTCAGATGCCGGTTGCAAAAATTCTCTTGTTAAACTGTTTCCGGTTTCTTTTAAATCGCTTTTATTACTATAAAGAACTTGTTTTCTTTCTGTTCCAATAGTAGCACCTAGATAGTTAAACTTTCTAAAGTCTAAATATTCTTTTGAAGTATTTTCTAATTGTGTTGTAATTTTATTTCTTATTGCAGTAGGAGTTGTTCCGGATTGAACTTCATTGTAAATCATATCTTTGACGTAATAGTCAAATATATTTGTTACCTCTACGATATACCATTTATTATAAGATTGGTATATTCTTAAATTAAATTGTTTTAGTAATAGTTCAAGTTGTTGTTTTGCATTTAACAAACCATACTCTCCGGTCATTTCATCAAAACCAACATCTAGCGTTGTAATTTCTTCAAAATTGCTAGTTGTTACCGGCCCAAATGTTCTGTATTTTATATCAGAGGCAATGTAAATATCTAAATCTAAATCTAAATTTTGCAGTATTTCAGAAATACGTTCAAGATTTGTTTTATTTACTGGCGCATTATTGTTGTTATAACCTATTACGCTATTAAAATTGTTTAGCGTACCCAAACCATCAAAAGCGTTAAAACTAACCGCAAAAGGCGTTGAAATCATTTTCTCTTTATACCTATCTACAACTAAAAACCCTGACCAATATTCTGCCCAACCAACATCATAATCAGTTATTTTTTCGGTAATACAATCTATTGATTCAAAAAAACCGCCATCATCTAAAACATTACGCCTAAAACTTGTTGAGGTTGTTAATGTTAGATCAATAGCATTATCTACGCACTCAATGGATTCAATATTACCTCCGTCATCTGTAACTCTATCAGAGTATAAACCGCCTTGTGTTTGATTGTAGTAAACAACTACTTTGTATTCTCTTTCATCAAACTTGTAAAAATCATCATAAGAAACGTCATCGGTAACAAATAGGTTTAATTGACATTTTGAGCCTATTATTGGATTGTAAAAATCATTTGTTGATTGCCAAGATATTGAAACCGGATTTGCGCCTCCAATCATCGGAAGTATCTCGCCGGTATAATCTTTTTTTAATATTTCAACTTTTTTTCCATATCCTAAAACATCGGAAAATTCTAATCTGTATTTTACGCCGTATGCCATTATTTTATTTTAGTAAACCCTTCCCGCAGTTTCGTTTGCTCTTTCTATTGCAATCAATAAATCTTGTCCATCAACTCTAACCTCTCCGGTTACGTTTATATTTCCATTTTTATTAGATTTTCCAATAATAGATTGTAATTTATTTAGTGGCGCTATAACTTCCGGATTTGACCTTGCACCGGGATATTCGCCAACTAATCCCATTGTTGGGCCGCTTATAATTCCACCATTTGCAAAGGCAGTAAATCCACCTCCTGAATTACCTCCGGTATAACCACCAACAGATGATCCCATTGCTCTACGACCACCGCCACCGCCGCCACCAATTCTTGCTGCACCGGCTTTAAATAAGCTACCTAAAGCAACTAAAGCTGCACCGGCCGCTATTGCTAAAAGACCATTTGGGCCTTTAAAAGCTAATTTTACTTTTTCTAAAGTAATACCTATCTTTATTGCTAATTTACCTAATTGTACCGCCATATTACCAATAGTTCCTAAAAGAACTTTTGATAAATTACTTGCTAAATTACCTCCATTTATAATGGCGCTTTGCAAAGCGTTTCCAATTCCGTTGGCAAGTTGTGATGCTCCTTGTGATAAAATTCTATTTATTCCGTTATTAAATTCTGCCGCTTTTTGTAAAGCATCCAATTTTCCTTGCGCGAAAACGGCTTGTTGTTCTGCAAATGCTTTTGGCATTCTTGCAGTATCAGCCTCAATCATATTACTAATAGGTGTCTGTATTCCCGCACCGCTAATTCCTGACATTGCAGAGGTTGCCATTGGTCTTGTTGGAACACCTCCAAAACCACTATCGGCACCACTAGCGCCACCACCACTTGGAGCAACGCCTTCTTCACTTGTACCGACGCCACTAACCGCCATTTCAACCGGAACAACAATTTTTGCAATTGTTTTTTGTTCTAACGCTTCATTGAAATTATCTACAACAGAACTACCTAAAATTGAGGCGTCTGTTTTAATCGCATCAAATGCAGCGGTAATGTTGTCTTTTATTCCTTTTGCAGCATCAGTAAAGCCTGATTTTATCTTTTCAGCATCAAGAGTAAAAATTCCCATAATAATATCGCCAATTCCTCCTAAAACACTAATCACGTTTTTTGCCGTAGTTTTTAAGATTGTAACTAATGTAGAAAAAACAAACTTTCCAACGGCTAACATATTTTTAAAATGCATTATTAGCGCGTTTACTGCTAATTGAATAGGCAATGAATTGTTGTATAATTCAATAAAATAGTTTCCTATTTTTACTAAAGCGGATTTTATACCCGCCCAATTTTTATAAATTACAACTGAAATTGCAGTTAATCCGGCAACAATTAAACCAATCGGGCCCATCATAACAGATAATGCCGCTCCAATAGCCGGAGCCATTGTCATCAATGTACCTATAATCGCTATAACTGGCCCTAAAGCCGCAGCGATACCCGCTAAAACAACTATTAATTTTTTTGTTTGTGGCGATAACGCTTTAAATTTTTCAGAAAGTGAAGTGAAAAAATCTCCTAATCTTTTTATCAATGGCGCTACTGTTATCATAATAACTTGACCAACCTCCATTAAAGACTCTTTCATTGCGTTAAACCCTTTCGTCATTTTAAATGATGCAGATTTAGCAGTTTTTTCAAAAGCCTTATCGGTTGCGCCCATTGAATCGGTTAGCGCATCAAAAACCTTTTTATTATCCTCTAAACCGGCACCGGTTAAATCTAAAACTCCTTTTAACGCTCTAATATTTGGAAATAATGCAGTTGTATCTTGTCCGGTCTGTTTTAAACCCTCTTGCAACATTACTAAAGTATCTAAAAGACCTTTTTCTCTCAATGATTGCTGAACGCCTTCAGTAGACATTCCCATAGCATCTAAAGCATCTATTGCCTGACTGCTAGGTTTTTTTAGTGATGCTAGTATTGCCGTTAATTGAGTTGCACCGGTTGCGGCATCTGTTCCCGTTTTTGACATTGCGGCCATTGCGGCTCCAACTTGGTCAAAAGAAACTCCCATATTTGATGCTAATGGAATAACTCCACCCATTGCACCGGCTAACGCTGACGCTTCAAGTTTTCCCTCTCTAACTGCGGACGTTAATATATCTGTTGCATCTGATGCAGACAAACTTTCTGAGCCGTATGCGTTCATCGCTGAAGTTGATAAATCAGCTATTGTTTTTGTTTGTCCTAAACCTACTGCCGCACCTTTTAAAGACATTTCTAAAACATCCATTGCCTCTTTTCCACGTAAACCCGCAGAGGTTATAAAAAACAATGCTTCGGCTGCCTCTTTTGAACTTTTACCAGTATCAACCGCCATTTTTTTAGCGGCTTCGCCCATTTCTGAAACCTTATCAGCGCTAACACCTACAAGCGCTTGAATTGAAGTCATTGACTTGTCAAAATCTAAAGCTAATTTAGTAGCAGCAGTTCCGACCGCAACTAAAGGCAAAGTTAATTTCATTGACATTGACTTGCCCACGCTTTGCATCTTTGAGCCAAAACTTGATAATTTTGAACTCGCAGAACTTAGCGCATTTTTCAACTTGGATGAATCTCCGGTAATATTTATTTTTAAATTCTGTTCGGCCATAGTATTAAATAAGTTGAAACAAAAATACAAAAAAAAAGACGCTTTTATTTTAACGTCTTTTTATTAGTCATTGAGTTGTATTTTTTTAAAAAAGCATCCATTTGCTCTTTAGTAGATTTAGGCTCTGCCCTTTTCTTTTTTCTTGCAATATCGCTCGGTAATTGAAATAAATCTTCAGGCTTTAGCATCTGAGATTTTTTCTCACATTGTACATTGTGAATCATTACGGCAATGTAACGAGTTTGCTCCCAATTTAAATTGATATTGTTATGATAGTGTTGGGCGATTAAAGCATTTTCCCTCCAAGTTTGCCGCCAAAAATCGTCAGGCTTAATTCCAACTAATCCAATGTAATGATCAGTTAAACTTTCAAAATTTATTGTTTCTTTGACGGCTGACGCTTTCCCTTAGTTTCAGTTTCGCCATTTAAACTATTGCCTAAAATTTTAGATTGTAGCATTACTTCAACAATCTCATTAATTTTTTGGGCGTCTAATTCATCTAACCAAGCGCCAACAGTAAATAAATTATAATCAATTTCATTTCCGTTTTCTTGGTCGTTTGCTAAGATTGCAGAATAAACTAAGGCTCTTAATCCTTTTATTGATATTCCGTTTTGAAATGCTCCGCCAATATCGGCTAAACTGATTCCTAGTTGCTCGGTAAATTCCGACCAAAAATTCATTGAAAAATGTAGAGTTCTGTTTTTGTTACCAACTTTGATGTCAATGTAACCTCTTTTCTTGTTTGTCATTTTTTAAGGTTTAAAAATTAATATAAAAAAAGCCGTCGCCAAATATTGACGGCGGCCTATATGATAAAAACTAATTATTAATTAGTTAGTTGATTTTGTGATTGCTCCGGTAATGGTTAAAGATCCACTATAAGTAACGGCAGCTTCCATTTCAGCAGACATTTCAACACTAGATAAAAATGCTTCAGCGGTATAAACTGCGTCTCCAGTTTCAGCAGTTCCAAATACGCAAGTTAATTGAGTTCTATTTAAAAGATAATCAGCCATTTCAATAGCATTTGCGCTATCGTCATATACTACTAATCCCTCAAAAGAAATTTCTCCTCCTTTTACTCCTCCGATATACTCAGAAAATCCGTTTGAATCTTTAGTTGTAGCCTCCGGCGTGTCCATTGATAAAGACATTGAACAACTTGTAGTATGTCCAACTGTTGCACCTTCAACTGTTAAAATTAAGTTAGTTCCGTTAAATACTCCGGTTGTAGCCATTTATGTAATTTTTTAATATTATTAATTTTGTGTAAATATACAAAAATATTTATTTATGAAAATAGTTGAATTGATTTGCAAAATATTTTATTTTTAGGTATTTATTTATTCTTGATTGATTTTGTCATTTATTTTAGATTTTATAAAATAGAATATCTCTTTGCCTAAAAGACCAAAGAAACCTCCAACAAGACCAACTAATGCCGCTTGATATAAACCCATTAATGTAACCGATGAAACAGTAGTAAACAACCACCCGCCAAAAAAAGATATTTTACTGTCCAAATTCAAAACATTAGATTTTATGTGATTCGTAGTTCAAACCATAAAAAGAATGTACGCCATTTCCTTCAATATCAACTGCATAGTCTTTCCAACCTTCAGGATGATCAATTTCTCCGTCTTCATTTGTAATATCTGAATCATCCCAACATACGTCAATATGCCAACCCTCTGACAATACTGGAGCAGTTATTTCCTCTCCCTCTTCGTTATATTCGCCTTGTTCTAAAACGATATTTCCTAGTTGTACAATAGTACTTTTGTGAGTTGGATATTCGTTTCCATCTTCATCAGTTGCAGTTCCAAGAGCATCAATTTTACTTTGACTTTGTTCTCTTGAATCAAATTTATATTTACTTATTTTCATTACTTATTTATTTTATTATTTACTCTTGTTGTTATTATAGATGTAATTGTTACACTTGTGTTAATGCTGCTAATTCGCTATCGCTTAATGCTGTGTTGTAAAGTTTTATTTCATTATAATCTATATTGTTGTTAGGCGAAAAACTATAATCATTAAAAGCAATATTATTTATACCATTAAGAGTATGGCTTAAAGAACCATTTATAAAAACTTTTGTTGAAGTTGAATTATATTTTATAGCCAATTTACAAACAGAACCAGTAGTTAATGATAATGCTTGGTTAAACACACCACTTGAATTTTCAATACCAAATAATCTTGGTGTTCCATTTGAAAAATAAATATTAATTCTGTTATTATTATCTTCTTTAATTTCAAATAAATTACCAGAACTACCATTAAAATTGTTTACAGACAAAAAACACATATAAACAACCCCCTCTGTTTGTCCTATAACACCATCTGGAGTAGTTTGACTACAACTATCAGCCAACCTCGTTTGGATAGTACCTTGTGTGTTTATCAGCGATGTGCTATAACTTCCTTGTTCAAACAT